CACTCAACGGCAACGAAGATATAGGACTAGCTCATCCTATGCACCCTGACAACAAAGTCGTAGCCTATGGTATGTGCATAATAGAACCAAGAACTACGTACGATTGGAATGTTTTTAGAGGTTACGTAGACGGATTGATGTCTACAACTGTCCTTTGTGGACACAACTTTTCTTTTGATTTGATGTATCTGTACAAAGAAAGCACAGCACTCAAAGCCAAGCTACAAGAACACAAGATTTGGGACACACAACTAGCAGAATACATTTTGTCAGGGCAACGCACCAAGTTTTCTAGTTTAGATGAGCTGTCTGTTAAATATGGTTTACCTCTTAAAGACGACACCATTAAGAAGTATTTCCAAGCAGGACTAGGTTCTGAAAAGATTCCTCCAGAGGAACTGATTCCTTACCTAGAACAAGATGTTATTAATACCAAAGCTATTGCTAAAGCACAGTACAAACGTGCTGTAGAAGCAGGTCAACTTACGTTAATTGAAACCCAAATGGAAGCACTTCATGCAACCACAGAGATGCAGTTCAACGGGCTACACGTTGATAGAGCAAGATTGGATGAGTACACAGTTGAAGTTGTGGATAACTTTGTAGATGTCAAACTCAATCTTGAAGCATTAGCAGCAGGTTATGTAGAAGATATTAACAGTCCTAAACAATGGTCACAGTTTTTCTTTGGTGGTAAAAAGAGAGTCAAAGTCAAAGAAGAAGTAGGTGTTTACAAAAATGGCAATGCCAAGTTCAAGCTTGTAGAGAAGACGGTGGTCATCAAACCATTCATTAACTACGTACCAGACCCAGAAAAAGTGTCTGCAAAGACAGGACAAATCTCAGTTGATGACTCAGTGCTTAACGACATGTTGAAGCACACGTTTGATGCCAAAGCAATTGCAATAATTAACGGTCTGCTCAAGTACAGAGAGCTAGCAAAACAACTGTCAACGTATGTGCAAGGCTTAAGCAAGCACATCATTGGAGACTTCATTCACGGCAAACTTAACCACACAGCAACAGTCACAGGTAGGCTGTCTTCAACAAATCCTAATTTACAAAATATTAGTAATAACCCCATTAAACAAATTTTTAATTCCAGATATACTGATGGATTAATTGTTGAGGTTGATTTTAATCAATTGGAGGTTGTGGCTCTTGCCCATGTTACTAATGACAAACAGCTTATTAAAGACATCAGCGGTGGAGCTGACATTCATTCAGAGTTGTATAAAGATATGTTTGGTAGGTATCCAACTAAGGAGGAACGTAAACCATTCAAGTCTCGAACGTTTCAGTTGATCTACGGTGCTGGTGCTAAAGCTATTAGCAAACAAGCAGGTTGTACCTTAGACGAAGCTAAAAAGTTTGTGGATGTATTCTATAGTCGTTACAAAGAAGTGGCTAAGTGGCACACAGAGTTTGCAGCAATGGTTGAATCTAAAGCTACAAACGATCTCAATGAAGATGGATTTAGGGAGAAGTTCAGAACCTACGTACATCAGACTGAGACAGGCAGGAAGTTTTGTTTTTCAGAGTATTACAACGAGGATAGTTGGTCTACAAGGACCTACAACTTCAGTCCAACGGAGTTTAAAAACTATCCCGTTCAAGGTTTAGCTACTGGAGATATTGTCCCAATGATGTTGGGAGTTATCTTTAGGCAGCTAATAAACAGAGATGATGTAAAGATGGTTAACACCGTTCACGACTCTCTAATGTTCGATGTCATGTCTGATTCGTCAGACGCTTTTATCACGGAGATCACAGCAATTCTTCAATGTACCCACGCATACTTTGAAGACATTTTTAAGAAACCACTGGCTCTCAAGCTCAATGCAGGAGCATCAGTTGGTAAAAATTGGTTTGATATGAAAGAACTTTGAAATGACAATGCAGACAGGTATCGTAGAAGCAATTTCTACAAAAGACGTAAGCACCAAGTTTGGTACAAAGCCAACCTTCTCAATGAAAGTAGGTGGCACTTGGATCAAATGTGGGTTTAAGAACCCCAATGTTGCAGTTGGTTATGAGGTTGAGTTTGATGGTGTAAGCGGTACTTACGGAGTTGAGACTAAAAGCGTCAACATCCTCCGCAAAGCAGACGCAGCACCTACCCCGTCAGGGGCAACAACAGCACCCGCTGTAGCGGCTCCCAAAGCCGCCTACAGTGGCTACAAAGAAAAGGTATTCCCAATCCCTGCTCTACATGGTGACAGGGCTATTGTTCGTCAGAACGCCTTAGCTCGTGCCACAGACCTCTACATTGCAGCTCGTGGGGGTAAACCCTTTGAGTTGGAACTTTCTACTCTTGATCTTGTAGTCACTCTTGCTCGTAAGTTTGAAGCTTATACAGCAGGGGATATTGACATGCAAGAAGCAATGGAAGAAACTACTGCTGAGCAGTTGCCGTAAACCTTTGTGAGAGCCGTAAAAAGCTCTCACTTTTTTTTTGAGAGAAACAAATGAACATCACAATGCACAAACGTAAACCAGGTCGTCCTAAAAAGGCCGAAGGAGCAGCACCACCTAAACCTATAGCCAAGATCTACAAAGCAGTTGGTTTAGAAAAAGAAGTGTACGAGAAGTTGGATGTTATTAGGAACAGGTACGCTGTTGAGTTGGGGTTTGTAATGTCCTTCTCTCAAACAATTTCCTACCTAACCAGGGACATCAAGTGAGAGCACTCATTGACGGAGACATAGTTGTGTACCGTGGAGCTGCATCAGCAGAGAAAGAAGAACAATGGGTAGCTCTAGCAAGGGCTGACCAGATGATTCAAGACATCCTTGCTGATACAGGTGCTACGTCTTACAACGTGTATCTGACAGGTACGGCTAACTTTAGGAGGGAGCTTGCCCCCAGCTACAAAGCTAACCGTCCTGACTCAAGACCAGCACATTGGCAAGCTGTGCGAGAGTTCCTAGTAACACAACACAAAGCACAAATATGTGATGGGTTTGAAGCAGATGATGAGATGGGTGTGCAGCAGGACAAAGAAACCATGAGTACGGTTATTTGTTCTATTGACAAAGACCTGTTACAAATCCCTGGCAGACACTACAACTTTGTAAAGAAGTTGCACAGTGTTCAGTCTAAGGATCAGGGTTTAAAACATCTTTATCTACAGAGTCTCATAGGTGACAGGAGTGACAACATCATTGGTGTAGCTGGCATTGGACCAGTAAAGGCAGAACAAGCTTTAGCAGAGCTTTTGCCTGAAGAGTGGTACGACAAGTGCCGTGAACTCTATAACGATGATGAGCGCTTTCACCTCAACATGAAACTGTTGTATATCTGGCAAAAACCAAACGACATGTGGGAACCTCCAAATGCTTAACCGATCAATACTCCCAAGAATGCCACCACGCTTTGCACATTGGTTGTGTGCAGGTGAAAATCCATTTAAATTGAACAGTGACCAATTACTTTGGTTTGCTGCATTTGTAAAAGAAGCAGAAAGAACAGAATGAAAAACCACCAAACCTTTATTGACAACGCAAAACAAGCCTCTGAAACTATGTACCGAGACGGTGTAGCAGAAGACCGATTAGCTTTTAGAGTAGGTATGTTAGAAGCTTACATCAAAGGACTGTGCGATATTATCAATGAGTACGAACAAGAGATTGATAAAGTTACAGAACGGTTTATTGGTTAATGCCTAGACCTAAACGACACAACCCTGCGGGGTATCGCAGCGGCTTAGAAACTAAGTTTCAAGCTGCTTGCGAAGCAAAAGGGTGGAAGCTTGCTTACGAACAAGACAAGATCAAGTACGTAATACCAGCAAGCAACCACATCTACACACCAGACTTCACTGTTATTAAGAACGTCTACATAGAAACTAAGGGTTTGTGGGTAAGTTCTGACAGAAAGAAAGCTGCTTTAATCAAAGAACAACATCCAGACATCACCATTCTTTACGTGTTGCAACGCAACCAAGGCATAACCAAGAAAAGTAAAACCACTTACCTTGATTGGGCAGCTAAGAACGGATTGGATGCTTGTACTTTTTCAGATACAGACCATTGGCAAACTTTTATTTTGAGGCATTTATGATTGAACTATCGTTATTGGAAATTGTTTTGATGTTATCAAACATTGTTGTTTTGTATTTTTATTTGAAATCTTTAGATGAAATCAAAACTCACAAAATAGCTATGGCAGCAATGCTGTATGGCATACATTCAGGCAGATTAAAAATTACAGACCAAGGCGAATTTTTTAAGGTGGAATCAGTATGAAAATATCCCAAGAAGCAAACGAACGTAATCTCAAAGAAATGCACGATATGCAAGAACGTTGGAAACAAATAGCAGAAGTAACACTAGCAGTTTTAGCAAAACCTGCTACAGCTCAACAAAGCACCTTCAACAAAGGTACGTACAGACTTGGAGATGGAGAAAAAATACAACCTGTACGACCTGGTAGTGAGGACCACAAAAAGTGGTCTTCAAAAGGTTTGTTATCAGATGTTCCTAATAACGTGGAGCAAACAAATGACACAAGATGAAATCATTGAGATGGCAAGAGAGGCTGGACTTGAAGTGGATGGGGTTTACTTTTCAGACACTATGTATAGATCAGTTTTAGTGTGCTTCGCCAACCTTGTAGCCGCTACTGAACGTGAAGCCTGTGCAAAGGTTGCTGAACACCGCTTTGGTGTTATCGGTAACACGATTGCTCTTGCCATTAGAGCCAGAACAGGAGAACAAACATGACACAAGAAGCATTGAAGATGGTGCTTCCATTGCTGGAAGACTGTGTAAATAGCTATCGCTTGAAATATGAGCGCCCCGCTTTTGACAAAGCTATTGCCGCTATCAAACAAGCCTTGGCACAGCCAGAGCCCTGCGACATGGGCGATATTTGCATTGGGTGCAGTCCACGAAATGCAGATGGAAGTTGTCCTAGTTCACAGCGCACATGGGTAGGGCTGACGTATGAAGAAAAATCGGAAATGTGGGAAATTAGCCGTGCAGCTTTGCCCCGTTACGCAACATACGCAACTTTGATTGAAGCCAACCTCAAGGAGAAAAACACATGACACCCATACCACTGCAACCCAACATGCCTATGCCTACCGACTACAGTGGCAACCCTGTGCCGCCCAAGCAGTACTACCGCTGCCCACACTGCAAAGAACAAAGCCCACTGACAAAAGAATGGGTAGGGCTGACCAATGAGGAGTTGCATCAAATATGCAACTCATTGGATTACTACGGAGATAGGGGATTGGTGGAATTGATTGAAGCCAAACTCAAGGATAAGAACAGTGCTTGAAGCAATCAGAACATTTTTTGGGAAGTTACGTGGATTACACGGTAATCGACAAACAATTGTTCAACAAGGAACAATCTGGCGTTGCACCAAATGCAACATGATATTTACAATCAAATCAGCAGGAGAACAGCATGGGTGCAGTGAACGCATTTAATTGGAAAGAATACACAGACGAGCAACACGCTAAGAATGGTGATCCGTTCAAAGACATCAAACGTAATGCAGTTATCAGCGCTAACGTAACTGATGGCATGAATAGGATGCGTGATAAAAAACCAACTCACGGCACTATGTTAGGTATAACAACAAAACGGATAAGCCTTAAAGCACCAGACATGATGCCTATGAAAGGTGGTGCTAGATTAAATGCAGGTAGAAAGCTACCTCAAGTAGATATGAAAAGAGCTATGTCTTTGTGGAATGAAGGACTAACAAAGAAAGAAATTGCTAAAAGATTTGATGTACCCTACAAATCAATGTTGACATTCTTTAAGAAACTAGGTGCTCAAGATTCTAGGGGACCTTACGACTGGTCAGGTAAATACAAAAAAGAGACAATATGATATTTATTATTTTGTTACTAGGAGCAGCAATTGGTATAGGCATCTGTTTGTGGGTTGTCTATATGCTTGCTGCTGTCTATGACGATACAGATTAAGCGTACTGTCGAGTACCTGCTTTATCAATAATCAGAGCCATTGAGCGTGGTTCTGCTTCTTCTGTGTTGGGGATGCTTACATGTGTCCAACGATCAAACTCACGTATCACTTGGTCATAGGGTAAACCAGAACCCATAATAGCTGTAACAACTTCGTCAGGAGTCATACCTGGTACACGGATGTCAGCAGCACATCCATGACGATG